GCTCATTACTACAAAGATACTATGGGGATTACTTGGCTCAAAGACTGAACCTGTATTTATAGAAATAGAAGGTTATTTATTAGTACCCGAAATTAGACAAGCTTTAACAGCTATTATTGGTTTTTACTTTGGTCAAGCCACAGTAAAACGATGAGTGAAACTAGTGTTTTTTTTGTTCATATACCTAAAACTGCTGGTAATTCAGCTCGGAGCTTTCTGAGATCATCCAGGAAAGTGAAATTATTAAATCCTGGACACGACAAATGTGAAAGAGAACATCACTTCGGTATTAAAAATGCAAGAAGGGTCAAAGATTCTCACCCATCATTTAAGACAGATTATTTTCCGTCATATGTTGATACGGAAGCTTATAAAAAAGCGGAAGCCTCTTTTACTATATTAAGAAACCCATATGATTTATTATATAGCTACTATTGTCATTGTTCAGTCAACGATAATGGCTGGGGGAACGTAAATGAGTATCATAAATTTAAAAGCTTTTCAGAATTTATAGATGGTTATTGTAATATGGATCCTGAAGAATGGCATGTACCTGCTTTAAGTAAAAATTTATTTGGTCAAATCTTTATTGATGATAATAAAAAAATAGGGGTAGACTATGCTATATTTCTTGAAAAAATTAATATGGGCATCGCGACTTTAATTTCTTTAAGAAAGCATACTTTCAATTCTCTAATAAACAAAAACAAAATAATAACACCGGTAGAATTTCGTAAGCTAAACGTTAATACAAAGCCAAAAATAAAAACAGCTAAAAAATATTATAGTAAATCTTTAAAAACCGCCGTATCTAAAAAATGTGAATGGGAACTGGACACATTTTATAGCAATCAGTCAAAAAACAATATCATTGATCTTCGAGCAAGCCACAGTAAGACGGTAAGTTGAATTTCAAATTTTCTCGTTATATTTATATACGAAGCACCTGTTCAACACTAACCTATTAATCATACGAAGTAAGCATAAATAAATATACAAATGCCACAAGACCTTAATTATCTGGAGGAAATATCTACCTTTACGTTTACAAGCAAATACGCAAGATTTAATCAAAATTTAAATAGAAGAGAGACATGGGACGAATGTATCAACCGGGTCGCCAAGATGCATGTTGATCGATTTAAGAAGCATTTACCTTCAGAAGATATAGATACTATTAAATGGGCATTCCAGCAAGTAAAAGATAAACATATTGTACCTTCAATGCGATCAATGCAATTTGGTGGTAAAGCAGTATTGGCTCATAATGCTCGTATATACAATTGTGCAGTAAGACATGTTGATAGTATTAGAGCTTTTGCTGAGATATTTTATTTATTGTTATGCGGGTGTGGTGTAGGCATTGGTGTATCAAAACATTTTATTGATCGATTTCCTGATATTGTTACTGCAAAAGATAAGACTGGTACAGTTGTAACGTATGTAGTAGAAGATAGTATAGAAGGATGGTCTGATTCTATTGAGGCGTTATTGAATTCTTATTTTCGTAATACAGCTTTTTCAGGTAGAAAGATTGTTTTTGATTTTAGTAAGATAAGACCAAAAGGAGCTCCTTTAGAGACCGCTGGAGGTAAGGCTCCTGGTTATCAAGGACTTAAAAGATGTCATCAAAAAGTAAAACAACTATTTGATTATATTATTGAACAACAAAGACAAACAAGATTAAAGCCAATTAACGCATATGATATTTTAATGCATTGTGCAGATGCAGTTTTGTCTGGTGGCATTCGTCGGTCAGCTACATCTCTTATTTTTGATAAAGATGATGAAGAGATGATGAATGCAAAAACATTCTTTGATGTTACTCGTCATACTAGATTTTATCATGATGAGGAAACTGATTTATATGTAGGTAAGATTACAGTCAATAAACAGAAATATGAAGTTGAGTTAATTGAATATGAGTATAATGAAGTAATAAAGAATAAACGTATAAGCTGGGTGCACATTGAACCCCAGCGAGCTAGAAGTAATAATAGTGTTTTACTTATAAGAGATGAAACTACGTTTGAAGAGTTCACAGACATTCTTAATAAAACAAGACAGTTTGGAGAACCAGGTTTCGTGTTTGGTGATCATCCATGGCAATTATATAACCCTTGCTTTGAGATAGGCTTTATACCAGTTACTAAAGACGGTGTTTGTGGTGTTCAATTTTGTAATTTAACATCTATTAACGGTGCTACGATTGATACTAAGTCTAAATTTTTAGATGCAGTAAAAGCTGCAACCATTGTTGGTACCTTACAAGCAGCATATTCTGAGTTTGATTACTTGAGACCTGCGTCTAAGCAATTAACAGAAGGAGAGGCACTGTTAGGTGTGTCTATTACTGGTATAATGGATAACCCTAAAATTTTATTAAACCCTGATTATCAGAAGGAAGGCGCAGAGCTTGCCGTTAGAATTAATAAATTTTGGGCAAAGAGGTTAAATGTTAATCAAGCCGCTAGGATTACTTGTATTAAACCAGAAGGTACATCGTCGTTAGTACTAGGAAGTGCGTCTGGAATTCATCCGCATCATAGTAGAAAGTATTTTCGACGTATTCAATGTAATAAGCTCGATCCAGTGTATAGGCACTTTAAGAAAAGCAATAAACATATGTGTGAGGAGAGTGTATGGTCAGCAAATAAGACAGATGACGTAGTTACGTTTCCTATTCAGATTTCTGACAAGGCTCTAGTGAAAGATGACCTTACAGCCTTACAACATTTAAAATATATTAAGTCGACACAACAGAATTGGGTCATTCCAGGTACTACAGAGGCAAATACTAATAAGATTGAACATAATGTTAGTTGTACTGTGGTAGTAAAGGACGATGAATGGGATAGAGTGTTTAAATTCCTGTATGATAATAAGAAATACTTTGGTGCGGTGGCGTTATTGCCTAAAATTGGTGACAAGTTGTATGACCAAGCTCCTTTAGAGTCAATAATTGATGCAAAAGATGAAGAACGGTGGAATTCTATTGTTGATAAGTATGTTTCAGTCAATTATAAGAATTTTAAAGAAAAAGAAGACACAACTGAAGTTCAAGAAACAATTGCTTGTGGTGGTGGAGCGTGTGAGATACCTAATTTACAAGAGGTCAAGGCACCAGAATTTGAAGAACAGGTAGCCTAGTGATTTTTCTTTATTGCGCCGTTGTATCTAGTTAAGTCTAATTGACATAAAGGTTTTTCTATCTTTAATTTACCTAAATATTCGTTTTGTATAACAAGTTTACTACCACCAATTACTTGGCCGTTAATGACATCGTAGATAAAGAATACTGTCTTAGTCATTCCAACACGTATAATTCGTCCAGGCTTTCCGTCTACGTATACTGTGTCATCAGTTTTGTAATCATTACCCCAAAATACAAATAAACCAGCAGCTAATTTCTTAAGACTTGATTGAAACATTAATAGGGATAACCCTGCAATAAACATCCAGCCATAATCCCCTAATAAGTTCCTAGCAACTATCTCGAATTGCTCAGCTCCATTCCCGGATGACTCCATATAAGTACTTAATTGCTTTCTATAGTATAAATAATTATACATGAAGAAGATTATTACTGTTATTAGTACTTACCAGAAAGAAATTGGTGGTTTATTGCGGCATGCAGCAACAATTGCTGGTGGTGTTTTAATTGCTAAAGGTTCATTATCTACAGATAGCTTTACTATGATATTAGGTGGTACTTCAAGTATTGTTGGAACTGGCTGGTCGTTTGTTAATAAGGCTTCTCACAAGAAAGAGGTAAAAGCTGCATTGGCAACAGATCCGGTTACGGGAGATGTTACTCGTCACTTTAATGAAGACACAAAGGCTTGGGAAAGTAAGCCAGACGCCTAATTTTTAAATTAGCAAATCGTCTCTGGCTACATAAATATTTATGTGTCTGTGATGTCACCAGGATATCTATATATTATTACTAATAAATCATGGCCAGGTTGGTTGAAGGTAGGTACTACTCGTAATTTAAAAACTCGCTTACAGTCTTATCAAACAAGTTCTCCTTTTAGAGACTATGAAGTTATATATTCTATAAAGCATCCTGCATATCTTCAAGCTGAACAGAATATAAAAAAACAAATGGCGCATTTTGCTAAACAAATAAAGAATGAATGGTATGAAGTCGACTTACAGGTGGCTAAGGTTCGGCTATTAGAGCAGTTAGATAATTATTTTTATGGTGAATGTGATAAAGAAGAGGAATATCATCCAATTCCTTACGCCATGCCTGTATAAATAATTAAATAGATGCCAGTGAAGTTTAAACAGTTTTTTGAGCAAAAGAATTATTACAATGATACTCTTCATCCTAAGTTTTGGACTGATGATAATTTTAACGAAGAAGTATTAAATTCTATAATTGAAATCGTAGATGAGTTTATAAAGGACGATGATCATATCACTCCTGAGATGATTGAAGATATTCAACTAACAGGTTCATTAGCTAATTTTAATTATTCTGATCACTCTGATATTGATATACATATATTATTAGATTTTGCTAATATAAATAAGGACGAGACTATAGTAAAGAGAGCATTGGATGGTAAAAGATTTATATGGAACTTAAGACACAATATCGAATTTAATAATCATGAAGTGGAATTATATTTTCAAGATATTCATGAACCTCATGTGGCTTCCGGTCTATTTAGTGTACAAGATAATAGATGGATTAAAAAACCTGTTCACGATCCACCGGAGATAGATGAACGTGACGTTGAAAAGAAGGCCGAACAGTTCCGTACAGAAGTAGAATTGATGAAGGAAGCTTTAAATGAGGTTGATGATAAAGAGGACCTTGCATTAATTAATAAACGCGCTAAGAAATTAAAAGATAAGTTAATGAGAATGCGTAAAGAAGGTCTTGCAAGTAAAGGTGAATATTCTGTAGAGAATTTAGCTTTTAAAAATTTACGTAATGATGAGACAATAGCTGAATTAAATGGCTTGATTATTAAATCATATGATCTTATGTTTGGTGAAGAAGCTGTCATGGAGAAGAAGAAGAAAAAGAAAAAGAAGAAAAAGAAGAAGGGATTGAAAGCATGGATGTTAAGCTTAGTACATGCATTGTTTTCAACTGATCCATCACATAGTCCTAAACCACAAAGATACCCAGCTGGAATATGAAATCATTTAAACAATTTTTTGAGACAGTATACGATGTATGGGCCGCTCCAGCTGATAGTCGAGACGAAGGAGATGTGGAAATTGTTGGTCAAGCCGATGATGCTACTTTAGATAAAATCAGAACTCGTTCACGTAAATACGTGCAAAACGCAGACGATGTAATGACTAAGTTCTTAACTACAATTGGATTTGATGATGATAATTACAAAATGTCTTTAGAGGCGGTTTTAGATGCTCATCAGGTAGATTATATTCAGTTTGCAAAGTTTCTCTCTAGGAGTAAATCTAGATATAGTGACTTTAAACGATTCACGGGTGCGAACCAGGGAGATTTTTTTAGTATAGTAGAGCCTCGTATTGTAGGGGGAATAGAGTCCCGGTCGGGAGAAGCAACTGGTCTAGGTGTTGAAAATGCATATCAGTTTTATAATGATCTTTGTAAGATCGCACACCCTCAGGGTAGAGTTGGTGTAGGGGAAGGTGAATTTATGTTAGCGGTGCTTACTGAAGGTAAGAAAGGCGAAACTGGAGATATTAGTACAATGAAGGCCGGTGGGAAAGAGTATGAAATCGGTACTCAGAAGAAAATTATATCTAAAGGAATAAAAGATATTGTTAAATTTACAGTACCTGTAACAACCAAAAGTACAGTCACAGTTGGTAATATTTGGGATCCGAAAGGAGATAAGAAATTGCATTGGACGGTTGAGAATATGAATCAATGGATTTATTTCAAAGAAGCAGATATGGATGTTAAATTCGGTGGATTAGAAAAGAGAGCTAAAAAGTTAGCAGATGAAGAAAGAGCTTCAGGTATTGTAGATTTTGAAAAACGCCGGAGAATTTTTTGTTGTTGTGTATTACATAAATATATTACGTCTCATAAAGATGATTGTATAATCGTATTCAATGGTGGTGGATCTGGAACATATGGAGGCGCTGGAAGAATAGCTAAAGCTACACTTGGCGGTCTATCAACACCACAGTATCGAGCCGCGGAGCGGTCGGCTACAGAATTTAAACATTGTCGCTGGCTACAACTAGGTGAAAATGCTGGTAAGAATTTAGAATGGGTCTTTAAAAAGTGTGTTGATTCTAATTGGTTTGATTTTGAGATCGATAGTGATTTAAAGGTACGTATTAAATATACACCTTAAGGAATAAAATGGCAGTACTAGGATTATATGACACAACAATAATGGGCTATCGGGTAAAGATTATGCCTTATGTTATTGGTATCTTTGATGATGATAATATGATTGAAGGGGAACATGTTCCTAATAAGATTGTACACTATTTAATCGAAGAAGGTTTCTGTGATTCTTGGTTAACGGATAACATTGGAATTAGAGTAAATATATATAGACAAGGATCAAGCCGAGAAAATACAGACTTTAATGCTAACTTATAAAAAATATTTTCCATTATATGAGTCCGCTGGGCCAAATAAACATTTGACTCATCTAGAGGAGCTCATTCTTACTGGCCAAAAAGACGGTGCAGTAAGAGCTATTAATTATCTTGAAGCACTTACAGAGATATTAGATAGTAATACTCCACGCTCTGTTAATGCAACAGTAAAGTATGATGGTGCACCAGCAGTAATACTAGGAGTCGATCCTGACGGTAGATTTTTTGTTGGTAGTAAATCTGTTTTTAATAAAATACCTAAAATTAATTATTCAGTTAATGATATTAAAAGAAATCATGCAGAAGCTCCTGGGTTAGTTGATAAG